GTAGATGAAACTAGACACTAGGGGACCTGCTGATCTAGAAGTGATGATAGAGTATTTGCAGAATCAAAATGAATTTCTTAAAAAGAAGCTACGTGATTCTGTAAATGAAACTAAAGCTGTTGAAAAAGAATACGAAAAATTACTAGACGAAAACAATAAGCTTAGGATGTTGCGGAATAAAGGACAAGTCCTGTGAAGACAGAAGCAGATATAGCTTACATCGCAGGGCTTTTCGATGGTGAGGGATGTATTACTTACAAACAATACATGCGTAAGAGACCTCACAATAAAAAGGCATATCCGACATGGTCTATTAGAATGGAGATGGCCATGACGGATGAGTCTGTTTTACGTTGGGTGCATGAAGTATTAGGTGTCGGAACCGTTGGAGAGAAAAGATACAAAACAAAATATACTGTTGGTTGGAAGAAACAATGGCGTTGGAGATGTCAGTTTAGAGACGCTTATTTTGTAGCGCGATTACTTTGGCCATACACACACGTAAAGATGGATGGTATACAAAAAATTATAGATCACTACGGAGATAGTAAAGTTATGAATGGTAATGTTGTAGATTTAGAAGCTTATAAATTATGGATGAGTGCTGAATGACAATGTTTCATGGACTAGGTATGTTTATCTTTGGTATGAGTGCATTGGTTGTTGGTGCAATCGTAGCCTATATAATTATAAATAAGGTTATGAAAGATGATGAAATGGAATAAGAAGTTCATCTACCCACCGTCTACAAGATCTTTAGTCATGGGTCGAAGGCACTACGAAATAGGTACCGATAAGCTACCATCTGTAACAACGATACTATCACAGACACAGTCAGAAGAAAAGAAAAAGAGTTTAGCTAATTGGCAGGCTAGAATGGGTAAACAGAATGCCGATAGAATCAGAGATATATCTGCTATGAGAGGGACAGTAATGCATACCTATCTTGAAGGATATATAAATAATAAGCCACATTTGGACCTTACAGCCATTGGCCAGGAAGCAGGGAGAATGGCCAACATTGTTGTCGAATCGGGGCTCGGGGACCTGGAGGAAGTATGGGGCAGTGAGGTAACATTATATTATCCTGGACTGTACGCCGGACAAACAGATGTTGTGGGAATTTATAATGGGCGCGAAAGTATAATAGACTTCAAGCAAACAAACAAGCCAAAACAGCGAGAGTGGATTGAAGATTATTTTGTGCAGTTGGCAGCTTATGCAATGGCTCACAACCAAGTGTATGACACGAAGATACAGTCTGGAATCATTCTAATGTGTTCTAAAGATGGCTTCTTTCAGAAGTTTGAAGTATCGGACAAGGAATTTCAGGGTCACATGCATACATTCTTGAAGAAAATAGACCAGTATTATGCCAATGTACCAAAAGCAAAAGAGGGCCAAGGTACAAAAGATGACTAAAAAGTATAGTAAATTGTGGAATAATCGACTAATCATGCAATTGTATACACTTTTTTGTATAAAAAATAAAAAATTTTTTTTATTTTTTTTTAAACCCTGGTACAATTGGTACAATTTAAAAAAGATAGTAATACCAATGCTTATTCGTTCATTTTTGTACCAAAGGTGCTTGGTACAACGAGGTACAATTGGTACAATTGTTAAAAAAGCTAGTAATACCAACGAAATAAGGGGTCGCGCGCGTGTTTTTTATTTTTATTTTATAAATTATAGAATTAGGGGTATACAGATTCCATGAGACGTCCTAAGAAATCTAAATACAAATCTGTTGTAATCAAAAAGAAAAGATATTATTTCTATGAGATCACCTGGATTGATCCGACTGGTGACTCCGGGCATGCAACACATCATGACTCGTATGGTTTGATACCATCTACGATGATAACTCATGCATATCTATTCGATAAAAATAAAAAATATGTTTGGACATTCGCATCCTACGAAGAGGGCGATGAATTATTCTCAGACCGTAATGTATTTCCGATTGGGTGTATAATTAAGATGGAGAAAGTTAGTCTTTAGAGTTCAATAATTTTTGAGTCTCGAGACCTTCTTCATTTATTTTTTTGAGTCTACGTTCTTCTTCTCTCAACTCATTAAGATCTGAGTCTCCAACGTGTTGAATCACATTGACTAGTAGACCTGCCGCTTTACCTATCAATCCTTCTAATGGTGCGCAGTTATCTCTTATCTCTTTGTTCTCTGCTTTGTTAGATAGTTTTATTAATCTCTGTATGTAGTTAGTTCTATTGACCGCAAGAGACCTGTTAACGTCATTAACCTTGTAACGATAGTATCTCTGTATCTTGGGATTCTTCATCAATTCAGACCCCTCGATTCTAGCTCTGTTCTCATTGTAGCCTGCTTTGATAGCTGCTTCTGTATACGTGGTTCTACCTTGATTGTACGCTAGGTAATCACAGAATCTACGTTGCATCTCTGTCAAATCTTGTACAGGATGCCAAGGTTCTTTTACCATTGGTTTTGGTCCAGATTTAGTCATACTTGCAATATATAGTTTCCTGAGCTATATATCAACATTTATGAAAGCGAAAGAATTAAGACAATTTTTAGATAAATTCTTAGTATCCCCTGTAGCACAAAATGCCAGGATTCAGATTGAGATGCCTAACGGAGAAAAACTTGACGTATCCGAAATTCAATTGTTGGAATCTAGAGTAATTGGTGATAGAGACACTCACATTTTAAATTTTAAAGGTGTGAAATTGCAAGGTACTTGGAAGATGCCAAAGATAATTGGCAAGTTATAATTTACCCTTCATGTTACCTTCATGAAACCAGAGGTAAAATTATATCGTGATCTTAAGAAAAATATACCGTCAATATCTTATAATAGACTGGAAAATCGTAGCTTATTTGGCACTCCTGATATATTGGCCTATACTCCTTCTAGCACCTTTATTACAATCGAACTGAAGGTAACATTAGGTAACAAAATATCCCTCTCACCGCACCAGGTTTCGTTTCACGTGAAACATCCTAAGAATACCTTTATCCTTGTTGCTTGTACCCCGGCTCGTGGGCTTGTGCGCTTGTACTCTGGCTTGAAGATTCTGGAGCTTGTTGATTCTGGCTTGAAGCTTGAGCCTTTGGCTCAGGGCTGGAAGGCTTGTCGACTTTTGCTTGAGAGCTTGTAAGCTTGCGACCACGCTTCCTGAGCTCAGCATAATATTTCGGGTGTTTAAATTCCATTTTTAGTGTTTACCATATGCAACGTTAGGGACTGACCGGTCCCAGCACTGTCTACAGCTGCCGCAACTGTTGCCCTGTTCAGGGGCCGGGCAGGTCCTGCCGGCGCTGCTGGTAACAGTCGACGTCCACGGCCAAAACTTAACTGGTCCCTGGTCGATCATGTGTGATGACATTCTAATAATTAAATTTGTCGGTATTGTGGCCGGGTCCAATTGCTTCAGGAACTGAGCTTCTCGCGTTGGCATCCAGTGCTGGGTCTCCGGCGTGAGCTTGCACACTTTAAAAATATTTTCTAGATGTCCCATCGACTGGATATCTCCTGAGTCATGCCACCTGAAAAATTTTTCACCTTTAATTAGCGCTGTCATTGCTTCCACCCAGCGCGGATCTTCGAGCGCTTGCAGCCTTCTATTAAGGGCCGCTTGTACATTATTAAATCTATATCTACCCTTCAGGGCATAGCAGCCAGCACAGACAGAGCCTGGAACCTTCACCAGTTTGGCCCCGGTCTTGCAGGCCTGAGCTGGCAGGTTGTGCGCTGGTCCTGGCATCTTCGACGGCTTCGACAGTCCGCCAGTTATTTCTCTTGCTTCTTTTTTTAACATATATTTTTTCTCCTATAATATCCTATACTATACAGCTTGCGACCTGTCAAGCTTGAGAGCTTGAGCCCCAGGCCGCCAGAGTCTCTGTGTTCTAGCGGCGGCGGCGCGGCCTGAGTATCCAGGCGCCATCTAAACAAGTAGGCGCCTGAAATTTTTTTACCAACTACAGTCGTAGCCAATAGATCTACCGGCTTTGACCTGTTCTTTAGCCCACTTTAAAAACTCTTCATCCTGAGCCTTGTATTCCTTGACCTGTTCTTCCTGAAACTGTTGTCCCCAGAAAAAACCATCAGAAGCAAAATAATTCCAATAATCATTTTTAATTGCTTCTTCAAGATCCTTGATCACATCTTCAGTAATTGTAACACCACCTTGACCACCGTTAAAACCTAGATGTTGCAGGTCGTCATGTGTGTTATGATCCTGATCTTTTTTCTGTTTATTGAATTGCTTAGACATGAACACCTGCAGTCTAGCGTGTTTTCTCCAATAAAACTTCTCGTGAACTTCACCTTTGCTGTCACGTAGTCCAGCGTATTGATCTAGTCCCATATTTCTCCTTTATTAATTTAACCCAGAATATCCCAGATTAAAAATTAAGTCAAATAAAAAATAAAAATAATTTTCTTGACAGCTTGCAGGCTTGCTGATACTGGGCGGGCCCACCCGCTTGCAGCTTGAAGACTATGGGCGGGCCCACCCAAAAAAAATAGAGGTAGTTTAGAATAATTCTAAACTACCCCTTTCATCAAGGACAGACGAAACTAGTTATCTTGTACAGGTCTTTCCTCGCCTGTAATCATATTCCTTTCTATATAATCTGGTTGACTTTCAACCCTATTATAATCCCTGTCATATCTTCTTGGGTTCCAAACTTGTCGCCACGCATTTTCTTCTGTTAAAGTCATGGGTTCATGTAATCTGCCAGAAACATTATCAATGGCTCTATCCATGAATTGATCTGCCCAATCATTATAACAATTAAGAGAACAAAAATTTCCACCACCATAGTAGAATTCTGATCTTCTTCTGGTCTGATTAACTCGATTATCTTTTGATCCTCGTTTCCTGTCCTTTGTGTCATAAGTATGACACTTGTGTGATTGACAATATTTTAATGCCATATCTGTCCTCTTTCTTTCTGCAACCCATGAGTGTTCTACACTAGAACTACCTCTCATGGGTTAGCTTTAATGTTAGTTAAAGTTTTTATAAATTAACAGATTTTAATATAATATCCTATTGACTATTGTCAAGAATAGTTTAAAACTTTTTTAAATTAACCAATAAAAAAGAAAGAGGACACATGGCAAGAATAAGACTAAATCAAGAGTATCGAAATAAAATTGCAAATAGAATAAAGCAACATTTATTTCAAGAAGATACACAAGAAAAAAGAAAGTATGATGATTTAAAAGCACAACAAGTGGACATCAACGACAATGCTTGGAGTGTTGCTGAAAAAATAGTAAGGCGACATTATACAGATGAAGATGTTGCAAAAGCATATTATCTTCAAAATAAATTTGAAAATGTTTCAACGATTGCAAAAGATAGTTGCTTTCATTTTCATTATCAAGGTCAAGTAGAAAAAAGAGATCATAACGACAATCTAATAATGGAAGATAAGACAATCGAAAAACATTTCGATTTTAGATTGAATGGCGATATCGACACTCAAAACAATTCATCTTATAATAGAGATAATGAGTATGCTTTTGCTTTGTATCGAGATGAAATTAATGCACAGGAAGATTGCAACGCTGACATCTTAATTGAACAAGCTGATAAAGACGACAATCCACACAAAAGAAAGTTTGTTGAGAACAACGAAAAATATCTTGGATTGAGTGGTGGTCGAAATAATGAAACCAAGTATGGTCGAGAGTGGAATGAAAAATATCAGTTGGATTTAATTGGTCGTGATTATTGTCGAGATCGTTCTATTGCTTGTACAGAAGAAGAATTTAAATTTTTAATTTCTTGGAAACAAGCAAAAGGAACTTTTGTTGTTGCACACCAAAAATGGGTTGAAAGTGTTTTGAAACAAATGAAAGAAATCAAGATTGGATTAAAAGGTTATAAATGGCTTGACGAGGCGATTGAATTATCTAATGAACTTGGTTGTCCAATTACTGACCATGAGATTATTAGAACAAACTCGACAGGGTTAGTTATTTACAATCCGAAAAATCTAGCTGAAAGAATAAAGGGTATGAAAAATACTGAAAAAACTAGAGAACAAAAGATCGCTGAACGTGTTGCATATATGCAACAACAACAAACTAATTCAGATAACTTAAATTAATTTGTTGCAATGGTTATGGGATATGATATTAATATCCCATAACATTAAGTTATAGAAAGCGAGAATAAATGATAAATAATAAACCTTTTACAATCACTTACTATTCAGCAAGTGATAAAAAGACAATTACACGTAATGCATTATGGACAGATAAGTGTAGATATTGGACATCAAAAGCAGGTCGAGTATTAATGACTTATTTTGATATAGACGCTGATGGATATAGAACAGCGTCAGATAGTTGGACAATAGGATTATAATTATGGAAGATAACAGAAAATTTTTCGTAGTTGAAAAAACTAATTATAGTCACGTTCCAATAAGGTACGAAATACATAAAAATAAAATGTATGATCTTACCTCAGCGATTAGAGTTATACTTGCCCTCGACACATTAAACGAGGACAAGAGCAAGACTTCATATCACTTGCAAGAAGTTAGTTTTAGTGAGGTTGCTGATAAGCAAGAGCCACTAGTATTAACAGATGAGGTGGAAGAAGATAAACAACGAGTGTTGTTTTAATCTCGCTTTGCATGGCTAGATGAGATGCAGAAATCTAGCCATGCAATAAATACATAGTGTGTACCAATAGAGGTACCACAACATCTTGATTTTTTGCTTGAGAACTCGGGCGGGCCCACCCTAAATACACAGTAGGGGTCCCAGATGTGTACATATATGTAAGATTTAGACTCTTATAGACTAACTTTTAAAAGTGAGTTATAAAAAAATATTATAAAAAATTTTTTATGGAAAATTTAGAGGGACTTACCTTAGAGGAGAAAGAACGACTTTTAAGGGTCAGAAAAAGAATTCAACTACTAGAAGCCAAAGATACTATCAAAGGTAATTTTTTGAGTTTCGTAAAATATGTGTGGCCAGAGTTTATTGAAGGTTCACACCATAAAAAAATTAATGACGCTTTTAACCGATTGGCTAGAGGCGAAATTAAACGTCTGATCATAAACATGCCGCCAAGACACACAAAGTCGGAGTTTGCCTCATTCTTACTCCCGGCATGGATGATCGGGAAGAACCCACAATTAAAAATTATTCAAGCAACACACACAGCAGATCTTGCTGTAGACTTTGGACGTAAGACAAAGAATCTAGTAGATCAAGAAAACTACAAAGAACTTTTTGACACCCGACTCATGGAAGATAGTCAGGCAGCAGGAAAATGGAAAACAGAACAAGGCGGTGAATATTTTGCAGCCGGTGTTGGTGGAGCAATAACAGGTCGTGGTGCTGATCTTCTAATCATTGACGACCCACACAAAGAACAAGATATTAAAAAAGACAGTAAGTCTTTTGATAAGGCCTGGAACTGGTATACATCAGGACCACGTCAGCGTTTACAGCCAAATGGTAAAATAGTTTGCGTTATGACTCGTTGGAGTACAAAGGATCTAACTGGACAAATGATCAAGGCTCAGGGAGAAGAAGGATCTGATGAATGGGAGGTAATTAGATTGCCTGCTATATTACCAAGCAATACACCAGTATGGCCAGAATATTGGACCAAAGAAGAATTGGAAAAAACTAAAGCATCTATTCCTGTAACTAATTGGAACGCACAATATCAACAAGAACCTACGGCAGAAGAAGGAGCTATTATCAAAAGAGATTGGTGGCAAAACTGGGAACACAAAGATCCACCACGAATAAAATACAAAATTCAATCTTACGATACAGCTTTTACTAAAAAAGATACGGCCGACTACAGCGCTATAACCACGTGGGGAGTCTTTGAAACAGAGGATAGTGGAGATAATATAATACTATTATCGGCATTTAAAGACAGATACGAGTTCCCCGAGCTCCGGAGAACGGCTCATGAAGAGTATTTATGGTGGAGGCCTGACATGGTTTTGATCGAGGCCAAGGCATCAGGGATACCTCTAACCCACGAATTAAGACAGATGGGAATACCAGTTGTTAACTTTACACCGAGCCGTGGAAATGATAAACATGTCAGAGTTAACTCAGTTTCTCCGCTTTTTGAGTCTGGAAAAGTTTGGGCCCCGATGCACGAACATTTTGCTCAAGAGGTGGTTGAAGAGTGTGCTTCGTTTCCATTTGGAGATCACGATGACTATGTTGACTCCATGACTCAAGCACTTATGAGAATAAGACAAGGAGGGCTAGTTCGACACCCAGAGGATTATCAGGACGAGCCGACTCCAAAACGTAAGATAGAATATTATGGCTAGTAAAGCATTAGTAGATGTAGCGTTAAAACTTTTTCAAGGACTAGGTGGGAATGTTTCCAAGGTCCTCGGCACCCGATCAAACGTATCTTTTTTAGGTAAAGGTAAATCATCAGAACTGATGGTTGACATGGATGTCAACGCTGATGCATTAGCCGTGTTACCACAATCAAAAGCAGTAGAAGAATTAACTTCGGCTATGGGTTATTTAACTTCAGGTAAGTTAAACGATTTACAAGCTAATCAATTAATTAAAAACATGCAGAAGATGGATAGTATTTATAATCCAGCTCCTGCTCCGGCAAACATCACGGACATGGTAACAGGGACCAGGGGACTTGATCGAGAAGGTCTGATGTCTTTAAGAGCCATGGCAGATGATCTACCACCACCAGGTTCACGTGGTGGTGCAGATGATATAGCAGCACCATTTACAGGTGAAGGATTAGAAGCATTAAAGAAAGTTCAAAACTTTGACAAGACAATTGGAGATGATTTAGTAAATAAAGTTTATGATATGGCCGGTGTCAAAGAGGCGGTTAAACCTGTAGCAAGAGGTAATGCTAGAGATTTTTTAAATACAATTAAAGATATGGAAGATCCAACTTTTCCAGATGGCCCAACACTAGCATCAGTTATGGAAGCAGATGATTTAAGATTTGCAACAGAAGGTGGCGGTGGTGCACTCGGTGATCCACTGTTACTAGTACAAAAATATTTTGGACCAAAAGTTGCATCAGCAGTCTCACAATTAGATGGTAGAGAACAAATAGAGACATTTGCTAGAAATCTAGTTAGAATCAAAGATGCAAGAGGTAATACGATAACTAGCAGATCATTTAATCCTGATATGGTTGACCCAGAAGATTTTGAATTTGCAGACGGTGGTCGTGTGCCATTTATTGTTGGTGGTGTTGCAAGAATGGGATTCCAGGCTTTGCGTAAGTACGGTATTGAAGGTAAAGATATCTCAAGATTGTTTGCAAGTTTAGGTAAAGATAAAAGTTTAGTTGGTAAAGAAAAAACAGAATACTTCAAAGAGCTTAATAGAGTTTTAAAAAATCCAGACGACTTTCCAAATGAGATTAGAGAGATTCAAAAACAATTAGGCATTGACCCTATAGGTTTCAAAGGCGGCGGCCTAGCAGAAATCCTGGAGGTGTAATGGCTTTTCCAATAGGTAATACATTTGGTGTTGCAGAAAACATCTTAGAAAAAAATGAACAAGCAGCCCAAAAAACTAGACTTAGAATAGATAGATTTAAATTTTTAGTGCGGGAAGAAGGAATGTCTCCTAGAGAGGCTAAGAAAAAAATTATTGAAGAGTTTCAATTAAACAGAAGCCCAAAAGCTGGTACCCCTGTTTGGATGACTAGAGGTAAGCAAGAACTTATAGCAGAGGGTTTTGATTATAAAGAAAGTCCTAGGGGTCCTGAAAATGTAGGTGGTGCAAAAAAGGCAAGAGACAAAAGAAGTCAAGTTATAGAAAATTTAGATGAAAGAGTAAAAAGAACTAAACAAGTAGCAGGATTAGGAAAACAATATCAATTAGCACACACTGCAAATATTTTTCAAGCTAAAAAATTAGGTATTGATTATCCAATTGATGCGTTAGCTATACAGACTGAAAATGTAAATAATAAAGTCGCAGAAGCTTTAAATGATGAATTAAAACCTTTGTATAAAAAACAATTAAAATTAGTTAACAAAATGAAAAGAAAAAATACAATAGGTCTTCAAAATCAACTAGATAAAATAAATTTTAAAATATCAGAAACAGTTGCAACAGGAGGCCAACAAGGAAATGTTGCAGCAAATGTTTTAAAACCAATTATTGTAGACCCTGAAACTTTAAAAGGAAGAATTTTAGATTTAGGTTTTGATACTTCAACAGAAATTATGGCAGAGCCTGGAGCAACTACAAAAGCAGCGGCTGGATCAGCAGATGATTTATTTGCTAGA